CCGGCGGCACGAACGCAGCGCCAACTGGTATCTACCAGGACGGCGATCCGCCGACAACTGGGCTTGAGTATATCTATGAGTTGGCGAATGACCCGGAAATTGAAAACTTCAAAAAATGGACAATAACCTGGAATGGCGGAAGCGCACCATGAATCTGAGGTGAAAAATGATCGCATACGCAATAGACGACAAGGGCACGCTTTACGCAGAGATTGATCTATCGCGCGGAGACAGAACGGCAATTCCGGCTGGCTACTCCTTGATTGCAGAGGATATGTGGGGCAGGGTGAAGATTGTCGCGAAGACGGCTACTGATGGGGCTACAATCGCCGCGTTGTCGCTGATTGATGCGCGGGTTGCTACGATTGATGACAAGGTGATTGCCAAATGACGAAACGCGGATTCAAGCCGATTGACATCAACCGCGAGCTACCAGCGGCTGCACAGGCGGGCACACTGGAAGTGACGAAGCGGGGAATTAGGATATTGCACCGTGTGACGGAGTTTGAGTACAAGCGGGCTGGCGGAACTGCTGAAGACGCTGCGGTGAAATGAGGTGACCAATGGGATTTTGCACACAGACAGACGTTGAGGAGCTGCTCCAGATCGAGATCACGGACGCGGACAAGATCGCGTCTGTGGAACGCGCAATCACTGAGGCGACGAGTGCGATCCAGAACTATTGCCACCAGGAAATCGAGCAGACGGAGGATGATGAGATCACGCTGGACTGCTCGGGGATCTCGTCAAAGCTGTTCCTGCCGCAGTTGCCGGTGACGGAGGTCTCGGTGGTGGTCGAGGACGACGAGACGCTGACGGCTGGCTCAGACGAGGATTACCAGCTCGGACAGTGGGGCGTCTTGCACCGCGTGAGCGCGAAATGGGCAGCGGGCATCCAGATCATCACGGTGACGTACACGCACGGGCATGCGACAATCCCGGTTGTCATCGAGGCGGCACACGTCCTCGCATTGGCGGCGCTTGACAAACCACAGCGCATCGCTGGCTACCTGGCGCTGTTCTCAGCGGATCCGCGCATCAGCGGAATCATTGACTCTGAGCAGGCGGTGGTACAAATGGAAGCTGATGTGAGCTTCCCAACGGCGGCAATCGATATATAGGGAGGCAGGCAATGGAAACCGATATCAAGGGGTTGTCCCAGATCAGACGCAAAGTGGAGGCGCTTCAGGAAGCACTGAAGACGTGGACAGGTTCGATGCTACGTGGCATTTCCACAGTCAAAGAGGCCGTCGTGGTCAACGGCACAGAATTGAGCCACAGCGATATCCGCGATATGCTCAGTACGGCGATTGAGGGAAGGCAGTCTGTAGGCGTGTCGCCCGAAATGTTCCCCTACGTCTGGGTACGCGATGTCTATGACGGCTGGTGTGTCTATGAGGCCGATGACGAGAGCACAACATATCGCAGAACCTACGAAATTGACACAGAGGGCAAGGTGACGCTGGGAGACCCTGCGGAAGTAATTGCACAGCGTACCTACACGCCAGTAGCTGAGGGCGCGGTTTTCCCCGGAGGCTTCGTGCCGCTCCTCGAGCGTAGCCTGGGCCCTGACAATACGATTCCGCTGAAGTTGATCCAGCCTGGCTGGGGTTCGAGTGGCTATTACCCGGCGGACGTTCTGGAGCGTGACGGCCCGGAGGCGTTCACAAGTGGGCTGAAGATGTACTGGAATCACCCGACCGCTACTGAGGCCGTGGAGCGACCCGAGCGCGACCTTCGGGACCTGGCCGCAGAGCTAACAGGCGACGCGCGGTGGGAGCCGCAGGGTGCTGCAGGGCCCGGCTTGTATGCTGAGGCGGTTGTTTTTGAACCCTACCGAGCACACATCGAGGAGCTGGCACCGCATATTGGTGTCAGTATCCGGGCCCTGGGCCAGGCCACAAAAGGAAGTGCAGAAGGCCAGGACGGGGCTATCGTTGAGCGGATCGTCAGCGCGCACAGTGTCGATTTTGTGACTGAGCCAGGCGCTGGCGGCCAAATCGTGCAACTCTTTGAGTCCGCACGCACCCATACGGAGGTAGTAAAGATGAGCATGGAAACAGAGAAGAAACTCACTGAGGCCAACACGACCTTGACGGAGACCAACACGACCCTGACGGCGGCGAATGTGGCGATTGCTGAGGAACTGGCAACACTGCAGGAAGAGGCCGGACGGCTACGCGAAGCTGAATTGTTCAGAGCGGCGGAGGCATTCGTGCTGACATCGCTCCCAGCCAACATCCCGGATCTGACGCGTGAGCGTCTGACCAAGACACTGGCGGCTCGCCCGCTGGTCAAGGATGGCAAGATCGATGAGGCTGCTTTCAAAGAGAGCATCGATGCGACAGTGGCTGCAGAGTTGGAGTATCTTACCAAGATTGCCGGTGTTTCTGGCGGCAAGGTGAGCGACCTGGGCCGCCCTGACCCGAGCGATGGGAAGGCGCAGCTCAAAGAGGCGTTTGTGAATTTGTACTTGAAGCGCGGGGAATCAGAAGCGCAGGCCGAGCAGATGGCGACTGCAGCTGCTCAGGGCCGTTAAGGAACCGATCTGATGGTCGGTCCACAAGAACCAGAGGAGGAATCAACAATGCCTGCAATGTATCTTGCAACAGGACGCACCGCTGGAACAGAGATTTCCAGCACGTATGAAGGCCGACACATAACCATCGAAGAATCGCTACTGGCGCACCCTTCGCACCCGGCTGACGGGTTCGTTGACAAGGGTGACCCAGTCCTACTCGGTGAGGATATCATCGGGGTGGCGCTCCTGAGCGCTGCAGCGGCCACTGATTTCATTTCAATCGACACGGAGGGTATCTGGTTTCTCAGTGCCCTGGCGGAAGATGATGACGGAGCCAGCGCGATTGCTCCCGGAGATGCACTGTACCTGAACAAGACCACGTGCATCATCTCGAAGATCATGAACAAGCACACGCACCAGCATTTCGGATACTCGCTGGGCGACATCGCAGCCGGTACGGATATCGTGGCCGTCAAGGTCCACTGGGACCCAGACGACGCTGAAGAGCAGGTAGGAACCGGAGCTGTGCCATTTGTCAGCACGAAGAACGGGCACATCTTCCGGGAATATCGCTACGAGCCTCAAGGGACAGGTGGCCACCGCGGCATCTACTGCAACCTGGAGCTCACAGAAGACGCCTCCTGGGGTGAAGCGATCCGCGGACGTGCTGTGGTCAATGCGACTTGCCCGACGACAGTGGCAGGCGGTCACTTCGGGATCGAGTTCGATACCGATGGCGCGCTCACAGGCCTGGGCGTCGGTCTCCGTGGTACGTACCTAGCCAAGGATGCAGCCGCTGCGGCGAGTGTCGCTGGCGGTATGTCTGAGTTGTTTGCAGCTGGAGCCTCCACGGACTACGCCGCAGCAATTGAGCACTCCATTCACAGGTTCGTGAACGACGGTGAGGCTACTGGCAAGGCGACGGCTGAGAACACGCTCTCGTTCCAGGGATTGAGCGCCGTCCAGCTCCAGGCTCACAATGCTTGGGTGGCTGGCTTGACCAGCGCCATTCGGATCCTTGTGGATGGCGACATTCGCTATCTTGGCGTCAGTAACGCACCGTAAGGAGCTCGTCTATGCTTGAGAAGAACCGACTGACCCGGAAGACACGACTGGAGCAGGAGATCGCTGTGCTGGCGTATGAATACCTCCAGCTCTCACGCGGTATCGAGGCGAGCCAACAGCGGATCAGAGAGATCGAGTCCGCTGTGGCTCAGCTTGAAGGAGGACTATCAGAGCTTGAGAAATACCGACGGGATATCGCCACGGCAGAGGCTGTAGCCAAAGCCAAGGCAGGTGTAATCAACCCGGAGGGTGCAATGACCCTAGACCAGCTAGGCCAGGCTATTGGAGCTGATTCGGTCGAGCTGGTAACCCACGAAGGAGGCTAAAATGCCTGAATTTCTGCAAGTGATGGAGAATTGGGGCGGGTACGTCCCTGTTGGTTCTGATTCACAGAACGACGCAGGGGTGGCCAGCCTGATCAATCTTATCGCAAACACTGCGAGGATGCCGGCCCACCGGCGCACTTATTTACTTCAGGAGGTGATCACCACTTCTGATTTCCCGACACTGTTCGGGACGGCGATCGACAGGGAAATGCTAGCGCGATGGAAGGCTATCCCGGAGATGTGGAGGGCCTACTGCAAGGTGGGCAATCTGCCCAACTTCAACGTACACGAGCGCCACAAAGTGTACGGCCAGGACAATCTCTTGCCAGAGGTTGTGGAGAAGGGAGAGTATCTGGTCGTGGAATCGGGGACTGGTGAGTACAATGTCCAGCTGAAGAAGTACGGCCGCCAGTTCGATATCTCCTTTGAGGCAGTCATCAACGACGCGATGGGCGCTTTCAGTGATCTGCCCTCGCGGTTCGCTGTGGCTGCCAGCCGGTCAGTGAGCAGGGCTGTTACGAGTCTGTATGCTGGCGTGGCCGCTCCCAACGCGGGGCTGTACGGCGCTCCAATCGCCGATGTCGACGGCCAGAACGTGGTCAACCTGGGGGTTTTGCCCCTGACTATCGCCAACCTGGAGACCACGCTAGCCCTGATGTCTGCACAGACTGACCCAAATGGTGAGCCTATCTTGGTTCGCGGCGTACACCTGGTTGTCCCGCCTGCCCTGGAGTTCATCGCGCGGTCGATCTTGACTAGCGCTCTGAAGGCCTACGCGGCCACGGCCGCCGCCGCTATTCCGTTGCCAACAGCAAACGTGGTCGCTCAGTACGGCATCCAGCTTCACGTGGATCCGTACTTGCCGATTCGTGACCTGGTCGGTGGCAACTGGACCTGGTACGTGTTTGGAGCTCCTGCAGAGGGTGCGGCAATCGAGATGAACTTCCTGTCCGGCTACGAACAGCCCGAAATCTGCATGAAAGCCAGCGACAAAGTAGCACTCGGCGGCATCGCAGCGATCAACGCATTCACTGGCGACTTCGCCACCGACAACATTTTCTATCGAGTTCGGCATATCTTTGGCGGGACTCCACTTGACCCGCGGTACACGTACTCGCAAGTGGCAACGCAATCATAGTCATGCGTGAGGATGTGCGAAGAACCCTGGCCGGTGCTTCGTTGGCCGGCCGGGGATGCCAGGATGACGCCTGGAGGAGCTGATGGCGTATACTTACGACGTGGCTACGAGCGTGGGGCTGGTCAGACTGCTAATCCCAGACCGGGTAGAGGCGGACGCGTTCTTCTCAGACGAGGAGATCACGGCCATGCTCGCGTTGGAAGGCGACAACGTCAAGCGTGGAACCGCTGGATGTCTGGAAACGCTGGCATCCTCTGAGGCATATGTCCAGAAGGCTATCAGGGTGTTAGACCTGACGACCAATGGGCCGGCTGTTGCCGCGGCGCTGATGACTAGAGCGGCCAGGCTTCGCAGTGAAGCAGCGATCGAAGAAGCTGGCGATGCTGGCGGAGCCTTCGACATTGCAGAGTGGATTGTTGACGACTTCAGCGCACGTGAGCGGATCTGGAAGGAGGCCCTCCGGTGACCTTGATTCACCCGAGGATGCTGGAGAATTTGTATAACTTTTACCCGTCGGCGGGGACTGTTCAGGACGCCACGATGGCGCTAGATTCCTACGGTGAGCCGTTGCCCACATGGGCTGATTTTCTGACTATATGGTGTAGAGTATCGCCGGTCAGTGGCAAAGAGGATCGACGATCCGATCAGACTGTGGCCATAGGCTCCCACATGATTGCAGTGCGGAGCTACGAGCCAACGATCGCCGTAGAGATGAGGATATTGGTTGACGCTGTCTACTACAACATCTTGGCTGTGGAGCACGATGGCAACGCCGCGTCAACCAGGCTGCGAGTAGAGGTGGTAAAGTGACAAATCCTGTGTCAATGGCGTTGGATGTGGAGGGTTTCACCCGAGCTCTTAAGAGGGCGGATACAGCAGTGTCCGGCCCAATTCTGGTATCTGCCGTTCAATTGGCAGCCATGGTTGTCCAGAATGCAGCCAAGAGGAACGCTCCCTATGTCACTGGCACTCTGAGGCGGTCGATTCATCAGGAAGTGGAGCGACTGAGTAGCACGTTTGTACAGGCTATCATCGGAACGGATCTGCACTATGCCCGGCGTGTGGAGTTTGGATTCGCAGGCAAAGACGCTCTGGGGCGAGTGTATAACCAGGCTGCGAAACCATATCTGCGACCTGCTATGGACGACAATCGCGCCAAGATATCGAGGGAGTTCAAAAAGGTTCTACGAATAGGGCTACAAAACGCAGGAGTTATTTGATGGCTTTCGCAGAGGATCTGGTTGATTATTTCACTGGCCACCCTGGACTAGCGGCGCTGATAGGTGCGCGTTTCTATCCGATGAGGCTTCCGCAGGATCCAACCCTGCCAGCGGTGACATACCAGAAAATAGGTGGCACTCCTGAGTACAGTCACGATCAAGGCAGTGTGCCCGAGCCGCGAATTCAATTTACAACCTGGGCCGAAACATACAGTGATGCGACCGCGGTCTCCAAGCAGATGGCTCTGGCCGTGGATGCCTGGGGCATTGTGATGGTTGGCGCGGCGTTCATAGAGCTGGATGTCGATCTCACAGAACCTACCACAGGCATATATCAAATTGTGCAGGATGTTTGGTTCTCAGGAGTGGCGCGATGACAAAGCCGTTTACCCGTGGCACCTGGCACGGAATGACCACTTACCAGTGTACACTGTGTCAATTCGACTGTATGGACGAAGAGACAGCATTGGCGCACTATCAGGATCATTTCGCTGAACCAGCGCCAGAGCTGAACGGCCCACCTGTGCCATTGATCATCGACAGTTCGGGCACCACAGTATCGGTGCCTACTGTTGGAGAAGATACGGATGAAGCATTTGCCCTCAATATGAGGACCCTAAAATAGGAGGATTTTCAGATGGCGATTTTGGATTTGGTTGCTCAGGACGTTATTGCAAAGTATCCGGCAACACCGATAACCGCGCTATCAGCAAACTTCACATTCACGGCCGCTGGCGCGGACTTCGCAGATGGCGCGCGGTTCAAGCACACAGGCCGCGAAATCATCATCGTGGAAGGCGGAGCTGGTGCAGAGACGTTGACACTGAACAGTGCGATCGACAGTTTCAACCGGCTCGGAACTATCACAACCTACGCCGTCGGCATAGGCTTGTACTGTGCTTTCGGACCGTTCCCAGTGGCTGGTTGGCGCCAGGCGGATGGGTATTTTACGATGGAAGCTTCGGCTGCTGACGTGTCTTTCGCTATCCTGAAGCTCGCAGAAGGCTA